CAAATATACAAACTAAGTATTAATTTACCAAAACTTTTCAGTAGTTTTACTTACCGTAATTCTAGTTTGTTTATTTTCTATATATGGATTATCGTTCTCATATTGGATTCTTGCTTCGGCTATCTCAAAGTATTCCTTTTCTCTTTCTATTCCAATAAAATCAAACCCACCTCTAACGGCAGCTTTACCGGTTGAACCACTACCCATAAACGGGTCAAGTGTTGTTCCACCTTTTGGAGTAACCAAACGAATAAGGTATAGCATCAAATCGGTTGGCTTTACTGTTGGGTGGTGGTTCTTGAATTCGGTTGTTCTATCATTACCACTACCCGTTTTGAAGTTTCCACTTTTACCCATCATTTTATTCATATCACTACGGGTTTTTTCTTCAAACGCATCCAACCCTTCGTTTCTATCCTTTTTTGAAGTTTTTGGACAATAGAAAAAGCGAGATGCTCCTTCACTATATTCTAAACTTTGTTCATCCAAGATTTTACCTGCTTCTTCATCCAATATGATGTTTGCGGGAAAACGGCCGACTGTATTTATTTGCACTTGATTTCCGTGTTTATAGGATGTTCCACCTTTATATTCACTTTTATATTCACCGTTTTTATACCCATCATATTTCATTACATGGTCATCTGCTAAGTATGGTATTCTACTTTCATCTATGTTTATTCCACCTGTTCCCCATTCTAATACATTTTGTCCAACTGTGTTTTCCGAAAGTGGTTTTCGTGCCATAACAATAGGTTCGTGAGCAGGTTTGAGAGCAGTTCCCCAACCACCCCAATCATTTGTTATTTCATATACAGGTATTTCACCCGATATTTGTTTTCCACCCATAGATTTACCCGGAACATACTCTTTAGAATAAGAAAATCCTTGAGTTCCTGTTTCTACCTTTATACCTTGTTTAGTTCCAACTTGTTTAAGGTTTTTAATACCACCAACTTTTATTTTTTCAATATCTTTACCAACATCTCTTGACTTCGGGAAACCCGAACCATACACCCACATAATTTGGTCTCTTATCTCAAACCCTGCATCTTCTATTCTAACTGCCATTCTGTGGTAAGTTCTAGAACCTGCAAATGCAAGTAAGTAACCACCTGGTTTTAGAACTCTCATACATTCTTTCCAAATGGCTTGAGAAGGAACATCGTAATCCCATTTTTTACCCATAAATGATAAACCATATGGAGGGTCTGTAACTATTGAGTCAATAGAATTATCATCTAACTCTTTTAGTTTATCTAAACAATCACCTAATAATAATTTCATATTCGACTTTGTTTTGAGTATTTATCCAAATCACTCCAAGTGTTCATTAACCAAATTTCTATATTCTTAAAAGCTGTATATAATTTATCAATCATAAACTCTTTTTTGAACTGAAATGAATTTAGTCCATTTATCGGTGAGTTAATGATATTTCTTATGTTTGATTTTATAGAAGTACTAATATCAGGATTTGATAGTTGCATTAGATTGTAGTTAAGAGTTAATACATCTTTATTTTCTAAGATTTTGTTTTTAAGTTTCTCATCATCCATTCGAGAGACCTTCTCTAACAAAGTATCTAATTCCAATGGTTCATTTTGTAAAAACTCTAACTTATTAACAATAGTTTTAGGGCCGATACCCTTAACACCTGGTATATTATCAGATGTATCACCATCGAAAGTACGATAAAATACTAAATTGTGTGCTGGAACTCCATACAACTCTTTCACATCATCCTTACCCATCAATTTCTTTTTTGTAGGTAGGTATACTGATATTCTATCATCTACTAATTGTAAAAAATCTTTATCCGATGATATAATTAAAACTTCCTTTTCAAAGATATGTTTAGCAGAATATGCAATTACATCATCAGCTTCAACATAATCAATATAACATAAATCAACAGGTAATAAATCTAAATACTTAATTAGTAAATTAAACTGTTTTCTCATAGATTCGGATTGGTCTTCCAAATCTTCATAACCAGCCAATCTATTTAGTTTGGTCAGTCCACTTCTACCATCTTTGTAACCACTATACATTTTTTTTCTACGGTGTGAGCCACCCTTTCCATCAAACACTATTAAAACTCTAGTGGGCTTATGATTACGAATAAGAGCACCAAGGGATAACAGAAATCCTGTTACCCCTCCGACGTGCTCTCCATCATCATTTAGTGTCGGCACAGCTCCAAAAACGCGTATGAAGAGGTTGAGCCCGTCAACAATCATAACCTTATCATTTACATTAAATGTAGATGATTTTTGGAGATTTTCCAACATTGCTTTGTAATTAGTCAATACTGTCATCAAATTCAGTTGAATCAATATTAGCAGAACCTTCAGCTTCTTTGTATCCCAGAATATATGCATCACAAATCTGCTTATACATCTGCTCTTTCACCTCAGTTCTATCTTCCAATAGTTTTTCAAAATCTTTAGCTTGGAATTTTATTTCTTCACCTGTAGATTCATCAACCCAAGTATACCAAGCACCAGCTTGATTTACCAATTTGTATTGCTTCATCATCTGTAACCATGATCCATACTTATCAATACCCCTATCAAAGTAAATATCAAAATCTACTGAGCGAAGTGGTGGCCCCATTCTGTTTTTAATAACCTGAACTCTGGTTTTAATACCAACTACCTGATCAATACCACCAACTTTTGATTTAAGTTGCCCCATTTGTTTCATTCGAAGTCTACAACTTGCATGGAAACCTAATGCTTTACCACCTGATGTTGTATATTGGTCTCCAAAAGTGACACCCATTCTAACTCTAAGTTGGTTAGTAAATACAACCAAAATTCTCTCTCTACCAATAACATTGGTAATTTTACGCATAGCTTTTGAGATAATGATTGCTTTTTGAGTAGCATACCCCGCCTGATCGTAATCAGCTGATAGTTCTACTTTTGTAGTAGCAGCTGCTACTGAATCAACTACAATAGTTACTAACCTATCTTTATCTGATTTTCGAATAGATTCGATAATAGAATCCATTGCATCAAAGATATCTTCGACAGTTTCTAAAGGAACATAAAGTAATTTTTTAGTATCAACCCCCAAAGCTTCTAAAAACTCTTGGTTAATTGCATTTTCAGTATCAATATATACAGCCAAACCACCCTTTTTTTGAGTATTTGCTAATGTATGTGCCGATAACAGTGATTTCCCACTTGCTTCTAATCCAGTAAGTTCAACAATTCTACCAACAGGAAAACCACCATAAGGTCTATTTGAGATAGCTAAATCTAACATATCATCTCCGGTAGACACCCACTCAGTTAAATCGGTGGGTGTCTGCTCAGAACCATCTAAAAAATATGCTACTTTATTCTGTCCTTTAAACTTCTTATTAAGGTTTTCGGCTAGAATTGATGATAACTCATCTCTATGTGTTGCCATATACCTTAATTTTAGTTATTAAATAAATCATCAAATGCATCTTTCACATTAGCTACTGAAGGATTCTGCATTTGTACTTCATCACCAGGTAGTGGTGTATTATCACTAACTTCAAGATTAGTTGATTCATTAGGATTTTGTTCTTCTTCGGAATCAGAAGTTGTTCCAGTTTCTAACCAAGTTTCTAATAATGATTTCAATTCATCATATTCATACTTTTTGAACATAGATGGTAGTTCAACCTGGTCTTTAACCATTGCCAATACATTTCTATCTTCGGTAATTGGTGTTTGGTTAGGTTTAACTCTAATGTAGGTTTCAGGATAGTTCTTACCTAATTCCTTAGCTGTTTTAAATTCAACAGTAACATCCCTACCTGATACAGGATCTGTTAAATCTCCATAATCTGGGTCTGCAAAGAAGGCAAGTAGTTCTTGATATACAGTTTTACCAAATCCCCAAAACTTAACACCTTCAGATTCTTCACCCCTAACCAATACTGGGACATAGGTTCTCATAGTCGGTGTTAGCTTTTTTGATAGATTCCAATCGTTTCTATCACCTGTAGATTTTAATTGATTTGCGAACTCCAATAGAGGGTCTGCTTCACCAAATGTGTGAGGTGATAGAATGTTCTTACCACCAAAATCATAGTGGAAAAACAACTCAATAAAAGGATTAGATTTGTTGTGGATGTAAGGTACGATTCGTACTTGTTGTTTACCAGGTTTTGGCTTCCACAAATTGTCAGTCTTTTTTACTTTCGTCTGTAGACTGTCTAGACGGTTTCGGATTGCGTTTAAATCAATTCCCATAATTTTCCATTTTTTAATTATTAAACATTATGTAAATATACGAATTATTTTTCAATAATCCAAGCTATATTTCAATTTTTAGTCTCAACACAAATTTAAACCCAAGTGTTGATTTGGTTACAAATATACGAAAAAGATTTGGGATTTCCAAACCTTTCTCATATTTTATTTTTTATTTATATA